CATTAAGATACAATGTTTACAACTATGCCTTCAAGACGTATTAAATTGCTAATATTAGGAGGTGGCCTTGTGAGTGCCACTGCCCTTGTCTTGCTGAAGAGAGATTGTTTGCTAGATATAGCTTCGTCTCTGTGTGAAATGCTGTCCACAGATCCAGTGGTTGAATCGGATCTGTCTCGTGACGCTTTCGCGCAAACCCTTGTGGACCAGGTTGATGCTACTCCTGGCCACACGCACCCAAGTGCCGCAGCCTTGAGATCCTCAGCGACCCGATTTGCTCAGAATTTTGCTCAATATACTGGAACTGAATTGTACATTCCAAGTATGTCAAAATCTGACCAGAGGAAGGGACTGAGAGGAACTCGGCGGTGGTACTGGACTAAGGACGTTAATGCAGATAATCGAGAGGACGTACCCACGCCCAGAGACACGCGATACATGTGTGACGTAGATTACTATGTCGACATGAACGTGGCTCTAGTTGAGCAGGAAGTTCCCCTTTTGCTGTATACGTTTGTTCCCGAAGCCGCAGCTTCATGTGGCCATGACGACACATCCTTCTATTTTGAGGAAGATGGGTCTCTAACCACACTTGTGGCGGGAGGCGGACAATACAATCATCTCCTTTGGGATTATGGGTCAGACTCATCCTCGTAACCAAATATTCGTTCGGGTTACCTGTGAAGAGTGTCGCTTATGCTGTTGAAAGGAAGCAGGTTGGCCAACATCGCCAACTTATACTCCTAGCCCCTATGAGAGTGTTTAGGGGTTTTGCTTCCTTCCTCGCTACGACACTCATGAGCACCAAGAAACTGGAGAGATTGAATCCTATCGTGAAGAAGGACGGTGTTAAATACGTGAGATTTACTGTGGTTAAGAAGGATGGCACATATATCACCACTGCCAAGCCGCATTCACTTTTGAGTGCAACGGTTAGAGCGGAGGAAGATGATGCCATTGCGACTGTCGCCCGATTGGGCACCACGAACCTCATGCTGCCCACCACGGCAAGTTGGGTCAAAGATAGACCTAGCGCCGCGGTGCTAACTGAATATCATCGCGATTGTGGATTACCGCCACGAATGACTGTGTACCCTGTCGAGAAAGCAGTGCGGGCCTATCAGTATAAACCTGAGAATTTTGACTGTGAAGCTCGTGCCAAACTCCAGGCGTTCATGAGTCCACTCGTTCACGGAGCCTTCTGCCCTGTGCCCAACAAGGCGGGAGAAGAGCGTTGCGTTGAGGGAAGGATCAATTCTTTGAAGAAGAAAGAACCTGCCCCACACAACTTCCGTGACCGATGCATGGATGAGTTTGCGAACCTCATCATGCAGGGTGTGATCCTAGAACCTGTCTGCTTCGATGTTGTTGAAGCGAAGCAGACGCGCGCTGCCCAAAAGTTGTCTCTACGGAAGGCGGTGCTAACGGGAACGATCAGACAGCGTGTATTGAAGTGTTTCATTAAGGCCGAGGCGTACCCAGACGTCAAAGACCCAAGAAACATATCAACATACAATGATGCTGATAAGCTAGACATGGCTATGTTCTCACTAGCACTCGCACAACACATGAAACAATTTCCGTGGTATGGTCCCGGCAAGACGCCGATAGAAATAGCCACCAGGGTTTCTGAAATTTGTCAGAACTCTGATTTCGTCAATGTGTCCGATTATCATCGGATGGACGGGACTATTTCTTACACGTTACGCAAGGTTGACCGCGTGGTATGCATGAAGGCCTTTGCAAACCACGGCGCGAGTTTGAATGAATTACTTAAGACCAATTGTGACAATACTGGATATTTACCCAATGGAACCAAGTTTGATCAAGGATCATCGCATGGATCAGGATGCTCAGCAACCAGCCTGTTCCAGACCCTCAGAGCCGCGTTTAATGCCTATCTTGCCTTCAGACATACGAAGTTGCCCACCGGTCGTCAATATAGCCCAGATGAGGCGTTCCAAGCCCTTGGAATTCATCTCGGTGACGACGGTCTCGATGGCAACCTTCCCATCTCAAGTCATGAATGGGCTTCAAAACACACAGGACTCATCATTGAGGCAGCTGTGGTACAGAGAGGAGACAGAGGGGTCAATTTCTTGGCACGCTACTATTCGCCTTGCGTATGGCAAGGCCAGCTTGATAGTATGTGTGATGTCAAGAGACAACTCGCTAAACTCCATACAACTGTTCGCTTACCGGCTTCAGTCACGCCTGAACAGAAGTTTGTTGAGAAAGCTCTCTCCTACCTGGCAACAGATGGAAACACTCCCGTCATCGGACAGCTTTGCAAGAAATTGTTATTGCTGTCACCCTATCGCCCCAGATCACTTCTTGGCGTCGGTAGTTGGTGGACCCGCTTCGCAAGCGACGTCCAGTTCCCCAATGAAAATGTTGGAGGCTGGATGGACGTGGAGTTTGAACATCTATTCCCCGAATTCGACCGAAGTCAGTTCAATGCTTGGTTGGATTCCTGCCGAACGCCGCAGGACATGCTTCAGGCTCCACTATGTGCAGAGCCCCGAGCCCCGACACCTGCGAACGTTGCGGTCGTGGTTGATGACGAAGTTATCCCACCACGCGACGTTGATGAGGAAAGGCCTATCCCTGAAGAGGTCCCTAAGCGACGAAATCGCCGCCGGAGACAAAAGCATCGAAATAAATCCGTCTCCAAAACCGTCAATGCAGACAATTGAGTCTTGCTTGACACATCTATCGGATGTTAAACTTTAGCGCTCTAGTTGTTGAGTGCCGCATTATAGGC